CGTATAATTTATGGATTAATTTTTTAAGTTTCATAATAATACCTATTATAAACTATTATTTATGCTTTGTCAAGTGTTTTTGTGGTAATAGTCAATTGCTTCCACTAGTCCTTCTATGTGGTCTTCCACTTTTTCTATAAAAATCAATGGTTTCTTCTCATCTTCAACTGCCATAATAATAACAATTTGATTGATTGGTGTACCAACTAATTCTTCGTAAGCCAATGCATAAAAAGTTGATTGCCAGAAATAAGAAAGAATGTTTTCTCTGTATTTAATCTTTGCGGATGTTTTATAATCCATCACCGATAATTCACCATCAAATTCAGCAATTAAATCAGAACGACCAGCAGAACCTATTTTCTTAGAATAAAAAGACTGTTCAACATAATGTATATTATTTACTCTAGTTTCAAGAACAGGTTTAATTGTTTTAAACATTTCAATAGCATCAGGCATAGATTCTCTGAGAGGTTTATTTTGTATAAAATCTTCACATAGATTATGCACTCTGGTGCCACGGCCAGAGGCTTTGGCAGATACTCTATTCGCTTCTGCTTCACCTACTCTTTTACGCCATGCGGCAATACCTTCTTTACTTTGTGCTGAAAGTATTGTAGTAATTGAAGGTAATATAGAACCATCAGGTAATGTATAGTACCTTTCACCATTGGTAAAAGTTACGGAATGAAGGTCTTGAAGTGGTTTTGGTGGACAATATGTAAACATGATATAAATTTATAATTTTTCTATTTCAACGCCGTATATTAAAGGTTTTACTCCTGATATTAAATCAGTATAATTTTCAACAGTTGCTCCATTTGGAATCATTGCTGGGTCTATAATATCTTCTATGGCATCACCGTCCCTTATAGCATGAATACAAGCGCCTACTGTATTATCTTCAAGAGCTGTAATAGTGTGGTTCTTGTTTTTTTCAATAAAAATTACATGAGGAGCTTTGAATATTGTTTTAACACCCTCAACATCAATTTCGACACTACCTTGAGTTAATAGATGTGGATGGTCAAATATATGTTTATGACCTTCCATAATATCTCCTTTTTCAAAGGAGATTAATTTAATCCAAATATTACTAATCAAACATAATTGTATATTTAAGGACATATTATTAAATAGTTGTTGTGTTTAATTGACTAACTGAATTGATTGTCATTGTTCTTGTTGATTCAACATTTATTTTTGGAATCATAGATAAAGATTCTCTCATTTCAATCATTGTATTCGCTTGTTTTACTAAATTAAAAGCTTTTGTGAATTGACTCATTAATTCATTATCAACATTAGCTTTTGTAAAATCATTATTAGCTCGTTCTAACAATTTGATTATAGTTGTTTTTTCATTTTTGAAATCAGGTGCATAGAATGTTCCGTTTGTATATTTCCAACCAGGTTCTGGTTGTGGACTAATATCTGTTATATCAATAAAAGTTTTTAATACAGGATCTTTATTTTCTGTAATGAAACTAACAACATTAGATAATGTCAAATATGCATACATTTATTATTCCTTGTAACTATAAAGTTGTGCTGTAAAATAAACTAATCCGTCATTCCAAAATGAATAATCATAATCCCCATTATATTCTGTACCAACGTAAACATTATAGGATCTTGCTGCCGGCCACCTGTCAATATCATCATAAGCATTAACTGTAATATAATGAGGAGTTCCGCGGCCGTAATAGGTATTCACATCAAACCAGTTATTGTATATTTGTCTATTATCGCTAGTAAAAATAATCATACGAATATGCGCATGAGCTGCAGCATATACTTGAAAATTAAATTGTATTGTCGCTGCACGAGCACCACCCGTAACACCTATTGTATTTGGTCCATTAGAACCCCCACCATAACCAGGAAGATAGTGGGGATTTCCATTTACATCATACCATGGATTACCTGCAGACCTAGATGCCATGGGATATCCACCTATACCAAATGCTTGCTCAAACACAGGATATTTATCATTAGTATACATATATTGTTGAAAACCTGACCAATCGGCATTTCCAGTAATCACGGGAGCTTCTGACCGATTTCGCATATTATTCATGTCATAATTATGATGCGATAAAGCGTATACTTGACCATCATTAAAACTTATTCCTTGATTATATGTCCTTTCCAATTCAATATTAACATCAGACATTGAGATGGAATTAGGTGGCGCTGGTGTTGTCATTTTTTTTATTTTTAATTATTGATTGATTATTTATCTAATTAAAATACGATATTCTGTGTGGGTCGAATGTGGTAAATTTTGTCGTTAAATCTTCTACTTCTCTTGTTTGTTTGGCTAATTCTGCCAATTCTTCTTTAACTTTATCCTTATTGTTGTATTCGTAGTATAAGCGTTGTCTTTTTGTCATTTCTTTTTTAGCGCTCATGCGACTCCTTTAAGTTGTTTTATTACCATTCTTTTGGTCTTTTTTAATATAAATACTGTTATAACTAACATCATATCATAAAAAGTTACCTTATGTCAAGTATATATTCAATTTATAAAGCCACAAATACCATTAATGGTAAAGTATATATTGGATTTGATTCTAATTGGCCAAAAAGAAAACAAAGACATCTAAGTGATAGTTCCAATGAAAAATCTAGAGGTTTTAATGATGTTTTTCATAAAGCAATTAGAAAATATGGTAAAGAAAATTTTGATTGGCAAATTATATATCAATCCAAAGACAGTAAACATTGCTTAAAATCAATGGAAGAATACTTCATAAAAGAAAACAATTCATACATTTATTTTAATAATAGTAACGGTTATAATATGACTTTAGGTGGTGAAGGAATGTTAGGTTTTAAACATTCAGAAAAATCTAAATTAAAAAATAGTTTATCTTTAGGTAAAAATTTTAAAGTCTGGCACAAAGACGGTGAATTAATAGAAGAAAATCATATAAAAAATTTCTGTTTTAAAAATAATTTAGATTACGATTCTTTTAAAAAATTATTACACAATAAATTGTTTTCATATAAAGGATACTATCTTTATGACAACGAAAACAATATAACCGAAGTTTTAGAAAAATATAACCAAAAGATAAAAAAATCAATGGAAATTATGGGTTCTAAGCATTCAAAAGAACATAATATAAAAACTCCAAGTGGTGAAATAATAAAAATTAAAAATTTAAGTCAATTTTGTCGTGATAATAATATGGACCATAAAAAACTCAGATATACATTATTAAAAACTTGCAATTATTATCCTGGTTGGGAATATATTTAATCACCATTCTCGGGGCATTTTGTGCTTATGCGATTTGTGTAAAGTATTTCCTGGTACAGTATCTTTGATTCTTTGTATGACACCTTGTTCAAACGCTTTATCTGCTGTTGCAGTACCAGGTACCGACATACGACCCGCATCCGAGAAGATAGGCAAGTTTTGTGCTGAGATATAGACTTCTAGATGAGGGTTGTTCTGTTTAAACTCATCAAGAACAGTATAAGACATTCTTTTTTCTACAATCTCACCTGTTTCTTTGTTCTTGAATTGATAATTAGGCATATTTTAATAATCCTTTGAACCAGTACCTGACAAACCTAATACGGTATTGGCATCAATTTTATTTTTTTGTATATGCCATTCATATGTTGGTGCGAAATCGGTGATGGTATTTTCCAAATCATCAGTATCCGACAATCTAAAATTTGTTGTTATTTCTTTTAATTTTTTGTTTTTTGGTGTGTAAGTTACTGTGCAAATGTGTGTATTCGCATCAAAATCAACAACTTTCCATGTAAAATCATATGTTGCCATTGAAATCCTCTATTAAATAATTAACCATTTTGGTACTTCTCTACTATTTAGTTTACCTTTCCAAGACCAAAGGTGTTGTTTTTTCATATTGTAATAATTACGATAGGATGTAATGGAGTCATTTGGTACTTTACATTCATCTGGCATAGCAGTTGCAAATGGTGTTTTATTAGCAATTTTTATATTGTTGGGTAAGTTTCTTAAATAAGGTAATAATTTTTCACAAGCATGATTTTTACCATAACGATAAGTATATTCTTTTAACATTTCTAATAATAAATTATAATGCCATTTATAGTTTTCTGATGTTTCATATGTCCATACACTACAAGGATGATTTAAATGAGATATGCCATACAATACATTTTCTCTTTCATCATTGAGTATATATTTTTTAACACTTCGATTGGATTTTGATTTTGTAATAATTTCAGTACCATCAAGATATCGATGAGCCGTAGATAACATCATTGCACTTTCAAGAGGCATTTTTACGCAATGTTTATCTACTTGCCAAATAGCAATTTCTTTAACGTTTTCAGACAAGGCAAAGATGTTCAATTTTGATTCTCCATAGTATAAATAGGTGTAGGTCACGGAACAGCGAATTCCTACCTACTCTATGTTCATATTTTAACAGGAAACACAGCTAATGTCAAGTATATATTCAAGTTTACCATATTATGTTTATGCCTATCTCCGAG